CAGATACGTCAGTAGTACCGTTATTAGCAACGAGCTGGTTGAAGCCAAGAGATTGGCTAGCAACGATTACTCGACGCTGGTTCAGTACTTCGTAATCCTGCTCTACGGATACACCGCGGAGTCGAGGAATTACGTGGTTACGAACGTTAACGGCGTAACCTACAGTAGCGCTTGCGCCTTCAGCTTCCAGCTGGTCGGATACAACTACGGGAGTACCGTAGATAGCACCTACTGAACCAGTGATCTTGGTTGCAACGTCAGAACCTACATCAGTGATGTCGGCAAAGCCAGCATCAGCAATCAGGTCATAGTAACGCTTCTGCGATACAACGTATACCAGATCTTCAGGCATCATGCCATACTTACCCATCAGCTTACGAGCGTCCAAGAAGTCGCTAGCAGTGACAGAGCCAGTACCAGCAGCAGCAACGTCAGTTGCAAAGGCGTTAGAACCTGCAAGAGCTTCCAAGCCATCAAATGCTTCGCTGCCTCCTGACGTACCGTTCAGGATAGCATTGTCAACTGCGCGAGCGTGTGCACGTGCAACTGACTCAACAAGCATCGGCATCAAGTTAACAAGAACTTCTTCGTCGATGTTGTTGTCCATGAAAGTGGTCGAAATCAATCGAGTAGCTTTCAGGATTACTTGCTTAGCATTGTACTGAGCGTTAGTAACTTCAGGACGGTTCTCCAAGTTACCTGCGGTATCAGTGTTAGAACCCCAGGCTGCAGGACCTGCATCCGTCTGGATAGGCAGTACTTGAGTTTGTGAGTTAATAGTAATCTCACGGAAAGCTTGTGCAAGCTTCAGCTCAAGCATGATTTCCTTCTCAATCTGCGTAGAAACTTCTTGCGCGATATCACCAGCATTAGCTGCATAGTTGATACCTGCTTTTTCCATCAGATTTTTAGAGTAAGAAGTTTCCCAGCCCTTACCGGTCATTACACCGAGAAGGTGGCCATACATGAAATCCTTGCCCCACTTAGAAAGGTCGCCAGCGCCGTTACGGTCAGAGAATACACGCTTAGACTCACGCATCTTGGTGAGCTCTTCGCTCTTCTCTTCAAGGTCAGACTTGTACTTAGCGATAACTTCTTCGTAGTTAGCGTCTTTCTCAGCCAGCTTAGCTTCGACGTCAGCCATCAGGCGCTCAGCACCCGACTCAACACCTACTTTAATAGCTGATTGAACTTCTTCTTCTTGAGCAGCTTTTTCAGCAGCTTCAGTAGCTGCCTTCTCTTCTGCTTCTTGTGCTGCCTTTTCTTCGACAGCTTTCGTCTCGGCTTGCTTCATTGCGATTTTAGCAGCAGTCTCTTCCGCTACCTTCTTCGCAAAAGCTTCCAAGTCGATTTCGGGAGTATTTACTTCCGACATATTGATCTCCTCTTTAGCGGATTTTTCCGCTTCGTCCGGTGTTTCACTAGCTACCGATGAATTTTCATCCTTAGCCAGAGACTGACCGGCTAGATCTACACGATTGGTGAAAGTTTTCTTGAATTCATTATACTCTTCAATAGAGTCAAATGATTTCGCCAGAGAAAAAGTTGCTGCTTGATTGCATGGTACTGATACTACTGATACTTCACATCCTTGACTCGGAAACCAACAGAAAAAGCTCCAAGAATGCCTTCTTTTACTAGCTGCGCCACATGATCTGGTGCAGATTTAGAAATTTTAGCCTTTAGTTCAAGACCGTTTTCAGTGACTTTAAGTCCTGTTGCGCGTCCGATCGGCTTGTTATAGTCATGATTAAAAAGAATAATAGGATTCTTTTCAAAATTGTTCAGACCCCCCTTAGTCCACGCTTCTGCATCAATTGTATCACCAGCACGATCAAAATCACTTGTGCTAGCCATGCCGCAGATGTGTACTCCTCCATCATCCTCGTCGAGAGCTTTAAAAGTGGAGGTAAGATTAAAAATCTTTTCCATTAGTCTTCACTCTTTTCTTCTGCCGGAGCAGCCTTGCTCAGAGCTTCAAGTGGCTCGGGCTCTGGTGCAGGTTTCGGAGCAGGTGCTGGCTCCGGTTTCTTACCCAATTCGGGGTGCTTTAATTTAAGAGCATGCAGCAAATACTTCCATGCCTTAAAACTTCTTTTTACTGAAATAGCGTGCAGTGCCTCTTTAGGGCCTACAATATCTAAATAAGATTTATACTCAATATCGAGGGGAAGCCCAAACTCTTTGAAATGCTTATATGCAATATCTAGTACTGCTTGCTTTTGTCGAACCGCCATAGATTACTCTCCTTCTTCTTCTGTGGGCCGTCCGCCCTCATCTGGATTTACAGCACTTCCTGCAATATTAGCTGGAACGCGTAAATCGTCATAACCTTCTAAAGGTTCCAGGTTAAGTGCACTTCTAGCTTCATTCGGGCTAATTATTCCAGTATTAACTAATGCTGAGTAATACTGAGATTGATCTCTCAATTCTGGTTGAAGTGCTGGAATGTTTGTAGCATCTTCTGTAATTTCAAACCCAAAGAACCTTTCTAGTCCAAAGTTAATTTTTCGTACAATTGGAAGAATTGTTTCCAAGTAGTACAGTCTCATATTAGGGCGAAGATTTGCGTTATTCCCAGAGTCCAACATAATTGGAGGAATACCCAAAGCTTTTAAAATAATTTTTTCGTTTTCTTCGATTGCTGATTGAAAATCAAGCTCTCTAAAGTTTACATTCGAGATGGAATCTACCTCGATTCCGCCATCAAGAATGAGAGGTCTACGACCTCCTGCATCTGGTCTATAGCGAGCAATCCAAGATTGAATCATTCGCTCTTTAATTTTCTCTGATAACGTATTAGGGGATTTGAGTACTAGACCTGGAACTGCTCCATTCTTGAAAAAGTTGTCTTGGAAGTCTCTCATATTTCGCAAAAGAATCATAGTGCGAAGAGCAGGCTTCAGTCGAGAAACTCCTCTATAGATAGAGTAAAAACTATTCTCTTTGATATGAATTATCTCTCGGGGAGAATAAGTTATTTGCTCATTGTAAGTATATTTTTCAACGTAAGTTGTTTCACTTGCATGAATAGTCATCTTATTTGCAGGCAAGTGATAAAGATGTACTCCATCATAGTAAATAAAGATGTTTCCATCTAAAAGATAGTCTGTAATTAAATTACGACGAAAAGTGCTAATATCTTGAAAAAGGTTTGGCTCTTTGTTTAAAAGTAAGTTTACACGAGACCTTTTAATTCCTTTAACTACGCTAGTACCGCCAGCCTGCTCACCTACTTTTACATTAATTTCTGCACAATCATCTACAACCATGTTTACGCCCCGATTTACAATTTCGAGGTCTTCATACGCGCGCTCGTAATTAGCAACTTTTTCTCGAGACGACTCTATTTTATGGTCATAATAAGGTTGCGCGGGATTTAGCTTCTCCTCCACATCCTTGTTCTGCCAAAAATTATACCAAGCCATGCTTTCCTCTTTGAATCTCTACCCAACGTTTTTGTTTAGGCGCTGAATGTAATGTTGGGTTACGCCCGTAAATTGAATGTAACTTCAAGTGATGTGCATGGCATATAGTAACAGTTTCTTCGTACAACTCTTCAATATGCTCGTTGATAAATTCATCCCTAAAGTCCCTTATTTCCTCCATGTAGTAGCCTTTTTCTTTGACCCACTTTTGAAGGAGAGGACTTAAACTGTAGTAGTGATGAAAGTCGAGTTGAGCGTCAGTGCCACAGATGTAGCATTCGCTTCCTTTCTCGTATCTTGCTTTTGCTTTGTCCCTTATATACTTTACGGGATCTCGTTTTAGCTCTGTCATCTTTGAATCTACTACTTTTTATTAACGAAATTATATCGTGGGGGAACTAAATTGTCAACTACTATTTTTCTCTGGTCCTATTAAAATCCAGTAGTTGAAGTTTCAAATGAGTATAGTGCATATCGAAGTGCATCTGCCATGTGCGATGCCATATTGTGTTTTGGTTTTTCTCGAGCCAAGTTTGGATTTGGGTCCCATTGATATTGATCTAATGCTGACATACTTTCTTTGCACCGCTGATCTACAAGAAGATTATCATTATCAACAATACCAGCCACATGAGCAATGCCGTCAAGAACAGACTTTTTGGCATTGGTGGTAGTAATATCATAGTTCTGAGCAAAGTCAAATCGAGTTTGCTGAGCCGCTGAATCAATAAAGATATAATCAATATCCCACTTTTCCATAAGTCTCCGAATCTCAACTGCGTGTTGTTCAGTAGTTTTTTCAGCATCTAAATACTCATCTAGTAGGTAGTATTTTTCCGAGTCCCAATCGTATCCAAGTACGCAAAAAGCCGTGGGGTCTCTATACCCCACATCAAGCCCTGCAAATATATCCATTTTCGAAGTGTCGAGTTCTTCCAAGTTTTCGATACACTCTTCGTGATTAAAGTTCCAAATTTGCCCCTCGTAGGTATTAAAGTCCGCTTCATATTCTTGCTTAAATTCGGCTTCGGACATACTCTTTCGAGCTTCCGTAACATCATTTTCAGACATACGCGGATTATCTTTATAAGTTGCTCGTATCGAGGCCCATTCTGGAAATTCATTTGTAAATCCCCTATTGAAAAACTCTGCAAACCAATTATTTTTTCCTCGCGGAGTAGATATAAATAATGCTTTCGAGTTATCTTTATCTAGCGTAGGACGAAGTGCAACATTGAAAGCTTCTTTACCATCTGCCAATGCTGCCTCGTCAAAGATAATTAAATCGTAACTTCTACCTACACAGGAATCAACCTGATTAATAGATCCCATTCTTATAGTTGATCCATTAGTCAACTCAATTACTTTATCTTTTGCATTATCCTTTGCAACCTCTAGGTCAAAGTGTTTAATAAGCTGTCGCTGAAGGTCAAAAGAAATCTGAGACAAGGCGTAGTTCGGAGACATAATTAATATGTGTGAACCAGGGACTAGTGATACTAGTTGCCCGATTATATTTGCGATATACGTTTTGCCCTGCCTTCTAGAAATAGCTGCTGTGACAAAACGATATTTATTATTATTAATCGCATTTATGATCGCCATTTGAGACGGAAGAGGTGTTATGCCGAGTAGTTCCAAATATGGATCTACTGGAAGTTTGAGAAACCTCGTCTCAGATTGAAAATCAACAAGTTGCTCAGAGACTAAGTCTCTTCTACTAATTTCTACTGCCATGTTACCTTCTTAATCGTTTTTTCTATGTCCGTTCCAAGCTGCAAAGCCTGCGACTCGAAGAGCCCAGTATGCTAAGTAGTTTAACAACTTAAAACCATTTACTTCAATACAAATATCTCGAAAAAGCTTATCCATCCACTTTTGATCTTTTTTACCAATATCTGTTCCATCCTTCTTTGTCAAAGTAGCATACTTGTACCCATAATCGTGAACAAGACCGCCCATAAGTAATACACCGGTAGGAGACAGCCACATAGCAAGAAATTTAGGGACAGACGCACCATCAAATTGGAAACCCCGGGGAATAACATATTCATCTACTCCAAGTGTAAAGTGAAAGTCATCACAGATCTCCCACTGACGAACGCCCAAAAGCCACATCCAAATTGCTTTAAAAACCTTTGTCTTTTGTTTGAATTGGAAGAGGCTTCATATGAGGCATTTCTTTATACATGAATCCTACTCTATTTTCTCCTTGACCATCAAAAATACTTGCTACAAAGCCAATAAGAATGAGAGTGATTACAATAGTCCACTGCCAAAAATTTACTGCAAGATCCAACAAAAAGTCCATTTACTTCCCTTTTTGGTAAGCCTGTGCGCCGAAGAACGCTGCTACCAAGCCTGCAACCGCTACAAAGTAGGTCGGTGCCATATCTCCTAAAATGGCCGAAGCCTTATCTAAGCCAACAAAATCAGCACCAACAACAGCGAAGGGATACAGCAACATACCACCAAGAGCATACCACGCCATATTTCTTTGTGCATCTCGCATTGCGTCGGCATCTTCGAGTTCTTTACGCTTGAACTCCATATACATTGCTTTTTCTTCATCATCTACTTTACCATCACCATTTGTGTCTGCCGGATGAAAATCACTCATTACCATTTTACCTTATCGGCCCAATAAGCTGCGCTCATTTTGCCCTTTGNNNGACGCACGCTTTTTCTTCATTGCTGTAGACTCCCCTTTCTTTGGCTTACCAGCAGTTTTTGCTCCTTGCTGACCAAATCGAATAGTCTTTACTTTTGACCCTACTTTTGCCACAACAATATGTGACTTTTTTGGATGGCTGGGAGTACGCTTTGGCTTATTAAAACCAGACACTCCTGCTCTCTTTAAACGAGGATCTCTCTTTTTACCTTTTCTTTTTGCTGCCACGTCTCATTCTCGCTTTCCGCTTGGCAAATGTTTTTACCATAGTCGGCTTGCCACCTGGGTTACCTGCTGCTCTCTTGCGACGAATGGCAGATCTTTTCTGCGCTTTTGTCATACGAGCAGCTTTTGAAGCAGGCACGCATTTAGGGTACTTTCCTTTTTTAGAAGTCTTTCGTCCACAAGGCATATATCCCCCGCCCTTTTTTGGGCGGGAGATATCTACCCATTTTTCCTTAAACCATTTGGTTAAGCCACCTCTTGGCTTACGTGCCATTTTAGATATTGTCCATCATAGGCTTGCCAAACTTAACCCAAGCCCAATGCGCTGCCCAACCTACTGCAATCCCAAGAATAAAATCCATTATTTTTTACCTCGCTTTTTCTTTTTCAAAATAGCGGCTCGAAGAGCTGGTGGAAGCTTTTTCTGCTTTGCAGTCAAGCCCATAGACTTCTTCTTCTTACCCCGCTTTTTTGCAGCTTTTGAGGGACGTCCCCGCTTTTTACCATAAGTTCCTTTTCCGTACGGCATTATTTACTCCCCATGCGGTATTTACCGCCTCGTGCCTTGTAAGTTTTTACAAGCCACCCGTTTGCGTAAGCTGAAGGGTATACCTTAAACTTCCTCTTCGCTTCCGCTTTCACTCTCGCGTACAACTTCTTGTTCGTCGGTACCGGTTTCTTCCGGCGGACTGACCTTCGCTTTCGAGCTGCCATGCTGTTTGCCTTTAAGAGCTTCATACTCTGCTCGGGTAATTTGGGTTCTTACCCCATTTTCAATCTTAAAGATATTTCCTTTTCGAAATTTAAAGTCCATTTGCTATCTCTTAGGCGTCCCAAGGTCGCCCTGCCCCCACTGTGGGGGTAACTTTTTCTGCAAGCTGGGCGTCAAGATTTGCTTCAAGACCTGCGACGTCTTCAGCCCCAAGTTCTGCTTTTGCCCAAGCAATAGCATCTGCTTCAGTAATATTTGCCCATTCAATAAAAGTATCCCCGGGCTCCGCTAGACCAGAACTGCCGTAAGCAGATACTGTATGGTCTCCTTCAGTTTTAGTTACTGTCCAATGAACAGTTCCTACAACATTTGTTCGACCGCCTAAAGAGACGGTATAGTTAAGATCAGCTACTGACCATACGTGTGACATAATTTATTCTCCTGGTAAGGTATCGGGGGTGTCTGTTAATATAGAAACCCACCCTCGAGCAAAGGCGTCTGTAACGATTTCGTCACGAGTGCCAGGAATTGAAACTCCTTCATCGAGTGCTCGATTTGTGTATAGTTTTACAATATCATCTACTGCAATTCTTGCACGATTTGTTGCGGCATTTGCAACCCACTCTTGTGGATCTGCTGCCACTGATTGTAGACCTTTATACTCTGTGTCAGTGAGTGTAACTGTAATATCCATAAATATTCTCCTTAATTATGAAACTAAAAATCCAAAGAAACCATTGTAATTTGAATCGCTGTAGACAGCGCCATTTGTAGGAAGGCCATCCATCCAAGCTTCTACATAATCATTTGCAGCACAATATATTAATGCAGTTGCATGACTTGTATCCCAACCAGTTTTATCTGTAATATGTCGATTCCCCGTGTATTGAACACCATTTTTTCGGAAAACACATCGAGTATCTCCATTGTAAGCATATGTTGTAAGTGTATGCATATAGAAAAAATAGTAACCTGCTACTGGGGCAGTGAATCTATTATTTGTAGTATTAAAATCTGAATTTACATCATAAACTTCACTGTTATAAGGAATTTTCCCGGTGGCTGTATTACTGCTGTGTGTAGCAAGAAAAGCAGGGTTGCTTGGTTTTGTGACTTCTCCACTATTGTGAATAATCATCTTTGCACCAGCGTTACCGTCTAAATAAGAAGTTCCGGTGCCTGCAGTATTAAAATAGATATTTGGGGCTGTAGTACTATTTGCTCCAATTACTAAATGGTTTGCAGAATTCATACCTATATAGGCTGTAGAAATTCCTCCATCTTGTGACATTTTAATCGTAGCAATATCGGCTTCAGTAGCATTATCAGTATCGGCTTCAAGTGTTAATATTGCACTTTCTGAATGTCGAAGATGGAGTAGACTTGAGGGATTAGTGGTACCAATACCAATATTATTTTCTCGCGTAGCAACCATTGCATAGTCACTATCAGTAGAAGACAGTCCTAGATAAGTTGTTGCATCGGTATCGCCGGGTATAAAATAATAACCGCCGCCTCTTACTGTTCCATTTGCAGAGTCTAGAGCAAATCTATAACCTGCATTTGATCCTGCATTACTATCGCTTTCAATAGTAATTCTTCTCATATTGGAAGAGTTAGCAGTATCTTTTATGTGTAATGCATAA